TATAGACGTTTCCGATTTTGCTACAGGAAATAAACATGGAGTAGCTAGGGGAGGGGCTAATATTACGCCTCACATAGATAATTTTAAAATTATACCTATAGGTTTACAGCCTATAAATAACGATGTTAGCTATACAGCGACGAAAAACGGGACTTTGATTTTATCTAAGAACTTTATGCCTCCAACAGATCAAAACGGTATAGCCGGACATGATATTTATACTATAGGTACTACTAATTACATGGTATTCGCTGCTAGAGATAGTAGTAATAATTTTGTAGGTTTAACTTACGCAACGTCTCCTACTAACGACCCTCATAATTGGACTAGGTATAACGGGTTAATATTAACAGGAGGTTCGGAGAGTATAGCGGACTGCTCTACATACTGGGACGGTAGCGAGATTTACGTAGTTTATAGCGATAGGTTTACGGGTAATATACATTATGCTAAAGGGTCAGATTTATTAAACTTAACTAAACAAGGGGTAATATTAGCGGCTAGCGGTGGTACTTATTATAGGCATCCGGCTTTATTAGTTGAAAACGGGGTATTTTATCTCTATTTAGATGTTAGATACTTTCAGGCTGCCGGGGAGTTTGGAGTAATTGGATTATTTAGCGGAAATTCTTTAAATACTTTAGGGAATTATAAAGAGGTTTTATCTAATTTAGGTTATGATTTTGAACAATGCGACGTCGGAGCTCCGGCTATTAGATATAATTCTGTAAATGAATATTATGAGCTTTTATTTGTAGGGTATCCGGGAGGCGGAGTCCCTTATATACATGAGATAGGTTTAGCTATATCTAAAAATCCTTTAGGGAAATTTGAAAGGGTATCTACAGTACCTTTAATAGCTAACGGAGGCTCCGGGGCTATAGATGAAATTTTCGCTATAGATCCAACATGGTTGCCTAATACAGATATAGTATACTATACAGCGGACGCGTACGACGGCTTTACATACGCTACATTAACGTAAAAAAGTAAGGAGAAACCGTAAATTTTAAGGAGTTTCATTTTCGTATCAAAAAAAATGACTATTTTTATATTATGATTAAAAACATTAAAAAAGGTATAATTACTACAATACTAGGTATTATACTAATCGCCTCCGGTATTTTTTATTTACTATTTCCATTAATTAAAAATATGAGTTACGATATATCCTCTACAGCCCTAACTATTTTATTTGTTTTCGGCGTAGGATTATTAGTAGCTCCTGATAATTTGTTAACTATTATTAAAGATAAAATAAAAATTTAATCCTCACATTATGACCGTAGCCGCAAAAAATAATTTAAAGATATTCGCTCCTTATTTAGCGTTTTTACCCGTTGTCTATATGCTTGTAGCTTGGGGACGTTTTATCGAAAAAAGCGAGTCCCGTATGTTTAAGGACGCGCACCAAAAAGAGGAGGTTATATCTCATACTACAAAAGGTACGGACGCTTATTTAAACGTACACATGGAGCTCGATAAAAAGGATAACCGCTACGTTAAAAAAGGAGAGTTAAAAAACCTACAGGAGGACGTAACGGAAACTAAAGACGCTGTTAAAATAATTCAAAAAGATATTAAAGAAATTCTAAAAAATCAGTAATGTATAAAACTGAATTTTTTACTTTGTCCGAATTAGCGCACCCTCAAATTATAAAGGATATAGGAGAGGTTAATACTTGGAGACGTTTAGACGCTGAGGTTTTAAAAGACTTAGATTATATCCGGGAGGAGTGGTATTTTTTACATAGATCCGGAGTTTATTGTAACCGTTTAAATCTAGGTATTGACTCTAGAGGTTTACGACCTCCTAACGACGAGGACGGCTCGTTTTACTCTACTCACAAAGAGGGAGGTACTTTCGATTTAGAGCCTGTAAACGGAAAACATAGAGCTTTTTACGAATTTGTAAAAGGTTTAATATCCTCAGGAAAATTAAAAGCTCTTAATACTTTAGAGAATTTCGAGGATACTTTAAAATGGACTCATACCTCTAAAATGAATACAGGAGAGCGACCTTTAATTATTAATTTATGATTTTAAAATATTGGAGTAAGCAAACAGGAAAGGAAAAACTATTTTTAATTATAATAGCTGGACTCCTTTTTTTTGGTATTTATACTTATATTAAATACGAGATAGCAAACCACAAATTAATAAAGACTCAAAAGGAGCAGCTCGTAGTATACAAGGATAGCCTAGAGATAACTAAAAAAATGTTACTAGATAACATAGCCTCAGGAAAAAAAGCGAATAAAGACGCTAAAACGAGCTCTCATAAAATTAATAATAAATTAAAAAATGATACTCAAAAAATTAATAATACTCCTGTTACTGATTTGGAGCTTTCCGAGTTTCTCGCAGAGTACGAAAAAAAAGCTGCTAGTAAGTAAAGAGGCTTTAGTTTTAATCAAAAAAGATTTAAGGATTTGCGATAGTTTAGCCGTCGCTTACGAGGCTCAAAAAAAAACGCTCTTATCTTTAGTGGACAGGAACGTAATTTTATTTAATAAAATTGAGGAAAATAATAAAAAATCTGAATTTTGGCAAAGTCAAATAAAAAAACAGGAGGACGAGATAGTAAAACTTCAAAAGCGGAAAAAAGACCGTCTTTTATGGTTAGGAGTTGGCGTCTTTACTGGATTGGTTACAGGCGTAGTCATATCTAACTAATATTTTATATCTAAATCAAAAGTATTCTTTAATAACTCTATAGCCGGATTTTTCTCTTTTAATCTATTGTACTGCTCGGTTACTGTACGGGGTTTATCCTTTATTTTAAAACTTATTCTATTTTTTTTAATTGTCATAGCCCCAGTAATAAATTAAACCTCCGTAGGCTGAGTCCCTCCATATTTGGGAGACGTCCGTAGCCCTCTCTCTAGTAGCTTGTACTGATAGTTTTAAATGATTGGTTATTTTGTATGTAACCTCAAAATTAAACGAATAGGATAAAGCAGATACAGCGTATTTTACTGATTTAGGTCTATAGATATGAGAAAACGAGACTCCCGGTAAAATATCTAAGTTATCTGTTATAGGTATCTCCTGATCTATTTTACAAAAAACCCATTTTGTATATTTAATCTCCGGGAAACGCTCGACCTCGATACCTAGTCTAGTATATGTCCCGTTATAGTAGTCTGAGAAACTAATTTTATAATTTAAAGCCGGCTCATTTACAGGGGAGCCGTAAATTAAATTACTAAAATCGATACGTAACCCTACGTCCTGAGAAAATACGGACGTAGAGATTAATAGTAATATAAATATTATTTTTTTCATTTTAACAGCTTTTAGTTATCCGCGTCTAGTACTATCTCTAATTTAGTAGCCTCTCGGTCTACTAATTCTATAAACAGCTCTATATTTTCAGACTCCGCCCAGTTTAGAACCTCCTCGAAATTGTTTTTATCAATTAGAGAGGCGTCTACTTTTAAGATTTTAAGCTCTTTGAGCGTAGAGGCTCCGATTTTCATACCGGCAATTAATTGAGCGGCTGTATTAATTTGGTTTCGGTCAAATGGCAGCCCGTTATATAGGAAACACTCCCCGGCTGTATCGTAAGTAAGTCCCTCGACTCCGATTAATTCAGAAATACGAGCGGCTTTTTTACTTTTTAAGCTCTCGATATTGTCGTTATTTTCAGATATATTTTTTTCTAACTCATCGATACTTTGCTCCTGGATCTGAGCGGCTTTAGCTGAGGTAATTTTAGCGTTAGTTTTTGTAACATTTTCTAAAGAGTCCTCTAATTCTTTAAACTCGTCTCCGTTTAGAGGTATGTTTTCAGCGTCTTTTAACCAGTTTTCGCCGTCGATAATTTCTACCTCAGTCTCCTGTAAATCTTTAGTTAATTTAGCGATATCTTCTTTTAATTCTTTTACATTTTTCTCCCTATCCATTATACCGCCCTCTATGCGCGCGTAATTCTGCCATTTTTCGCGCTCGGCTGCTATCTTTTTAGACAGCTCGACTACGTCTATTACTTCTTTTTTAGCGTCCTCCGGGTCAAAGTAAGCTATAGTATCGGACAAAGTTTTTAATTCTCTTTTATCGAACCTCCTAGACTCCTCGTTTTCTTCTATTTCCGAGTCTATATCCGAAAAATCCGCGTCCATTATTTTAGCAAAATATTTTAACTGCTCGGCGTCCGTTTTATTAAAAAATTCGTCTATATCAAAATTTAAAACCCCTATTTTATCCTCCATAAAAGAGCGCGGAGCTTTTACAAATTTTTCAGTTTTTTTAGTTGCGTTTTTGTTTTCAATCTCGAAAGCTGTAGGTCGTCCTTTCGTAAATTTTGTACGAGCTATATAGTCTCCTAAATCTAACTCTATTAATCCTTTTTTAGCCCCGTTAGTAGTTGGCTCAGGAGGGAGGTTTTTTCCTGTTAGACCGCACCAAACGGCGTGAATAAAAGAGGTTTTTCCTGTACCGTTACCTCCAATTAAATAAACGTTTTTTCCGTTTACGTCTCCTGTAAAAGACTCGATACCTTTAAAATTTTTAATATTTATACTTTGGATTTTCATAATATTGCTTTTTTGGTTAAAAAAACCCCGACGCTCTCAAAAAAAACCAACTTATTAATAAATAAATTACAATTTACGCCGAGGCTATTCTTATTTTTATCTTACAGGTCTAGCCTCTCCTCGAAAAGTAGAATACTGCATATCTATACTCTCTAAATTTTCTTTAGCTGAGGATAAACGTCTCTCGTAATGTTCGTTAACATTTTGTTGAGCCATTTGTAAAATATTTCTTTGATCCTCAGGAGTAAAATTATTTACTAAATTCTCGGCTATTTCATTAGCTATTTGAGATACTGGGTCTTGTTTAACACATTCGTTATTCATGATAATTTATTTTTTTTGGTTAATAAACTCCGGAGTAAATAGTACCCCGGAGTTAGGTTATTTAGATTACCTTAAAAAGGTAGTCCCTTTTTTTCGATACCGTCTCCGGCTGCATTTAATTTGTAGCCCTCAGGTATTGCGTCTCCTGTAGCCCAATTCTCAGGAGTTACTACCTTTTTTTGCTCAGGTGCCGGAGCTGTAGACTCAGTCGAACCGCCCGGAGATAGGAAAGGATTACCGTTTTCTACTAACAACTGGCTTAAATCTATAGGAGTAGCTATAAAAGCGTCTACTATCTCCTGAGTAGGCTCTTTTTTAGGTTTAGCTATAAAACTATACTCCGTATCCATACCGGAACCTTTTTTACTAATTACTATATCATAGTATTTAGGATGTCCCCAGTCAGCGTCTGCGGCGTGTTTATGTAATGCCGCTATAATTGTCTGTTTGTCTAACTCTAAAACCTCTATAGACTCAGTCTCGTAATTCCATACGATTAAAGCCCATGCGTGTTTTACAGAGTCTTTTTGTCCGGCTCCTTTTGCCGGTTTATTGTCGCGGTCGAATTTAACTCTTTTAGGTTTTCCGTCCGCCCAAATTAGCCAAACCATTAAAGGAGAGGATAGGATACGGAAACGGTTATCTCCCGTCTCTAACTTTGTAAAACCTCCTCCGCTAGTAGGTACCTCGTACCCGTCAGGTAAAAAACTTTCTTTACTCATAATTAAAAAATTTAATATTTATTTATTGATTAATAATAAAACTAGATCCTCTAGTTTTTTCGTTATATTCTCGTCTGTAGTCCTAGTCTGTAGGACGTTGTTTAGCTTGGATCTATTTTTAGCCGTCTCCGGAAAATCCGCTTTAAAGTAATGAAAAAATAAAGAAGTAATACCGCTTTTAGGTAAATCTTTTTTAGCTTTCAAAACTCGTATTTTTAAATCCTCGGTCGTAGTATTCATTTTCGTAATAGTTTTTAAATCTGAGACAAATATATAAATTAAATTTTAATGTACAAATTTTTTTTACAAAAATATTTTACATACATTTACAGAATATTTATAACCAATAAATTTTATATTATGTTTGAATTATTTTATTTTGCCTATTTATTTTTGATTGCTTTATTTTTAATTTCTGCCGGTACTTTAGTATATGTATTAGTAAAGGAGCACTTAAAAAAATGAGTATATTTAAACTTAGACCGTATCAGGAGGAACTAAAAACTGATATTCGTAACCTATTTTCTAACGGTAAAAAGCGCGCTATTTTATGCAGCCCTACAGGGTCAGGAAAAACGGTTACTTTTGCAGACATAGCCCGAGAGAGTGTAAAAAATGGATTTAAAGTCCTTATTATAGTAGACCGTAAAGAGCTGTTAAATCAAGCTCGGGAAAAACTAATATCTTACGGACTTAATCCGTCAATCATTACCGCCGGGAGGACTGGGAGATTAAATAACGACTCCTATATAGCAACCGTACAGACTTTAGTAAGGAGGCAATTTCCGCCGGTAGACCTTATTATAGTAGACGAGGCTCATAAGCAAATATTTGATAAAGTTTTAATACGTGAGGAGTATAAAGACGCTTTTGTAATTGGAGCTACAGCTACTCCGTACCGTACCGGTCGTATGACTCAATTAAGTAGTATTTATAGTAATATTGTAGAAACTGTAAATATAGACGACCTGATAAAATCAGGATTTTTAGTCCCGGCTATTACATACGGAGCTAAGGTAGATACCTCAAAAATAAAGATTAAAAGAGGAGATTTCGATAATCAGGAACTATACAAAGCTTTCGATAAACAGACGCTTTACGCCGGAGTAGTAGAAAAATATAAAAAATTCGCTAACGGTACAAAAGCTATCTGTTTTAATATTAATGTAGAGCACTCCAAAAAAGTAACAGCCGCCTTTAACGCTGCCGGTATTTCTGCTATCCATTTAGACGGAAAAACTCCAAAAAAGGAGAGAGAGCGTATATTAGATAGTTTTTCTAAAGGTTATTTTAAAATACTTTGTAACGTAGACGTTTTAACCGCCGGCTTTGACGAGTGGACTATAGAGACTATAATCGTAAATTTAGCTACAAAATCTTTAACCAAATGGCTACAGATGAACGGTAGAGGCTCTCGTATTACTCCTTTCGAGTTTAAAGGTAAACCCGGATTTTTACAAAAAGAGCATTTTAATATTATAGATATGGGAGGGAACGTTTTTACGCTCGGATTTTGGGAGGCTGAGAGAGAGTATAGTTTAACTCATAGAGTAAAATCTACTATAGATCCGGCTCCTGTAAAAATTTGTCCGGAGGATAAAGTAGACGTTAATATAAATAGAGGTTGCGGAGCTATCGTACATTTATCCGCTCCCCGGTGCAAAATCTGCGGCTTTGTTTTTCCTAAAGAAATTAAAAAAGAGGTAGAGTCTGAGTTTATCCAGTTAGAAAATCAGCAATATTTACCGCCTGAGCTAATCGGTAAAAGTTGGGGTAGTATGACCGTACAGGAGTTAGAGTCTGTTAGAGTTATTAAAGGATATAAACAGGGTTGGATCGTTAGGCAAATATTACTTAATAAAGATTTACAGCTCATAGATTACGCTCGATTTAAACAATACAAAAACGCCGCTCTTTGGGTCGGGCGTATGGAGGATATGTATATAAAGTAAATTATTTTTGTACAATTAAAATATAATTTATATATTTGAGCATTATTAATATAAACCAATAAATTAAAATTATGAATGTATTATCACTTTTCGACGGTATGAGCTGCGGACAAATAGCGTTAAATAGAATAGGTATAACTCCCGATAATTATTTCGCTAGTGAAATAGATAAACACGCTATAGAGGTAACTCAAAAAAATTACCCCAGTACTATACAAGTAGGAGACGTACAATTTTTAACAAAAGAAACTTTTTTAAATCATAAAATAGATTTAATAATAGGAGGTAGTCCTTGTCAAGGCTTTAGCTTTGCCGGAAAACAATTAAATTTTGACGACTCTAGGAGTAAGTTATTTTTTGATTTTGTTAGATTGTATAAAGATTTAAAAGAGGTAAATCCTGATATTAAATTTTTACTAGAAAATGTAAAAATGAAAAAAGATTATCAGGATATAATATCTAAGTATTTAGAGGTAAAGCCTATAGAGATTAATTCTAGCTTACTCTCAGCTCAGAATAGAAAACGTTTATACTGGACGAATATACAGGGAGTATCTCAGCCCGAGGATAAAGGTATTTTTCTTAAAGATATATTACAGCCGTTTGTTAGTGATAGTTTTTTAATGAGTGAAAAGTGGGGCGTATGGTGGGACAAAAATTTAGAGTTTCAATTAAAAAAGAAATATTCAGCCGTTAACCCTGATAAAGCTATTACTATGACGGCTAGACAATACGCCAACTGGAACGGTAATTTTGTTTTTGTAGGAAATAGCGCGCTAGTTAGGGAGGCTACTAAAAAAGGGTATACAGAGATTAAAGATAAAGACTGTGTAGATTTAACTTTTATAGGTAGTAAAACTCGTAGAGGTCGAAATATGAAAGAAAAATCTAACTGTTTGACTGCAAATAATTTTAATTTTTTTCAGTTTAAAAATGGAACCTTTAGAAAACTAACCCCTGTAGAATGTGAAAGACTACAGACAGTACCCGACAATTACTCGGATATAGCTAGTAACTCTCAGCGTTATAAAATGCTCGGTAACGGTTGGACTGTAGACGTTATAGCTCATATATTTAAAAATCTTAAATTATAAAATTATGAAATTACTAAGAGTAGAAAATATCAATAGTATAATGTTTCTAGACATAGAGACAGCTCCCCAATGGGAAAAACTAGAGGACGCTCCCGAGTACGTGCAAAAAGAATGGATCTATAAATTTAAGTTTAGAGACGACGCGCCTAAAAACCCGGACACTTTAAAAAAAGAAACCGTAGAGAATGAGAACCATACTAATATATTTAGAAAAAAATTAAAAGAAAACTATTTTGAGTATTTCGCTAACCTTTGGACGGCGCAAGCCGGGCTATATGCTGAATTTAGTAAAATTATCTGTATCTCAGCCGGATATATGGACGGATATAATTTTAAATTAAAATCGTATTCGAGTGAAAATGAAGCGGATTTATTAATAGCTTTCAAAAATGACCTTAATAGCTTTTACAATTATAATAAATTTCTAAAGCTATGCGCTCATTATGGTAAAGGTTTTGATTTTCCGTTTATTGCTAGACGCTTGTTAATTCATAGACAAGTACTCCCGGTATTATTGGATAACTACGGTCTAAAACCTTGGGAGGGAGTTAATCTAGATACTCATGAGATATGGAAAATTGGTAGCTTTGGAGGTAGCGGTACGCTCGGCTCTATTGCTATGGCTTTCGGTATACCGTCTCCTAAAGACGACATAGAGGGAGCGGACGTAGCTAGAGCTTATTACGCCGGAGAGTTAGACCGTATAGTTACGTATTGCGATAAAGATACATTTACCTTACTGAACGTATTTAAAGCTATGAGAGGAGAGGATTTATTAGACTGGGGAGCTGTTCAAAAAACTTTATAGTATGAAAAACAAAAGCCCCATTTTCTACGTAACTCTAACGGGACATATCACTACAGGAAAATCTAAAAAAGTAGTGGTAGTAGTTGTAAAAGAGCTCGTAGTAAAAGGAACCGACGAACAAATAAAAAACAGCGAAAGGGTAAAACGCAATTTTTTAAAGAAACATTTTAAAAGCTCTAAAAAAGCTTTTGATTTCGATTTAAGTAGATTAAAAATAGTAAGTATTAAAGTTTTAGAGAGCTTAGGATATGGAACTCCCGTTTAATATTAGCGAGTCTAAAAAAGCTAAAGGTTTGAAATGCTGCGCGTATGCTTGTAATAATAAACCTTTAGCTAAACTCGGCGGACTTTGTCCTAAACATTACAGGAGAAAACGCCGAGTCCTGGATCCTGTTTATTGTAGGTATAATGGTTTTAAAGGTAACGCTAAAAAGCGAGGTAAAGATTTCGGTATTACGCTAACAGAGTTTAGAGCTTTCTGTAAAAAAACCGGATACCTCAGCAAAGGGCAGCGAGGACAAAACGCTACAATAGACCGCCGCTGTAATATCCATGGTTATTTTATATGGAATATTCAACTTTTAACAAACAGACAAAACGCTAGTAAAGGCTCCGGATTTTCCGGAGATAATTTCGAGAGGTGCGACCCGGAGGACTTACCGTTTTAATTAATATAAATTATTAAATAAAATAATGTAAATTATTTTTGTACAAAAGTTTTGTATATCGAAATAAATACTTTACATTTGAATATTATTAACCGATAAATTAATAAAATGAATAATACTGTAATTTTAGGATATAGTGAAAAGGAACTAAAAAAGATTAAATCTAATAGTATAGATTTAATAATAACATCTCCTCCCTACGCAGATAGGAGAAAAAAAACTTACGGGGGTATAGCTGTAGTTAATTATATAGAATGGTTTAAACCTATAGCTATCGAAATTAAAAGGATATTAAAACCTACCGGTAGCTTTTTTTTAAATATAAAACCTCATACAACTAAAGGAGAGAGAGAATTATATGTTTTTGAGTTGGTTCTATTCTTAAAAAAAGAATTAGGATTTATGTTTATAGAGGAGTATTGTTGGACTAAAAACGGTTTTCCGGGAAAATTAAACGGTCGGTTTAAAAATGCCTTTGAGCCCGTTTATCACTTTACAAAATCGAGCCCTAGCTTAATAAAGTTTAATCCGTTAGCTTGCGGACATCCTGTAAAAAAAGAGAGTCTAGCTAGAGCTAATAGAAAAAGGAGCTCCGCTCCGGCTAACGGATCCGGAATGACTGCTTTTAATACTGATAATCATAAAAAATTAAAAATAGCCAGACCCTCTAATGTTATAAATGTGAATAACGTTAGTAATCAATTTACTCTAAAAAGTAAACACTCCGCTACGTTTCCTGTAGGATTGGTAGACTTTTTTATAAAAAGTTTTTCAGATCCTGGAGACTTAATTTTAGATCCATTTGCAGGGAGTGGTACTGTAGGTTTATCTTGTATTGATAGCGGAAGGAAATATATACTTATAGACAAAGTTTCTGAAAATGTAGATTTAATTAACACAAGGATAAATAGACTTATTGAAAAATTATGAGCTACAACGTAAAAATAAGATTTAAAAGGACTAGATCCAAAGATTACAAATCCGAAACTAAAGACTTTGAGTCGGAGGAGGATTTTAATAATTGGCTAGATATTCAATATAAAGACGAAAGTTATAGGAAAGTCCTAGACTGGATTAAAATAGATTAATTAAATACAGAATGAACAAAAAGAAAAAAGAGACTCCGGTAAAGGAGTTAAACGTAAAAGCTGAGATAGTTGCTTTAGAAACGGCTAATCTAGCGACAGGACAAAAGGTTTATTATAATAACTGGGAGGTACGTCCTGAGGGAAACACTAACGAGGTTTATCCTCCTAGCGGATACTCTAAATATATGGAGCGTTGGACTGCATTTAACGACGGGAAACTAAAGCACCCGGAACAAATTTACGGATTACCTCAGGCTTTAGAACATATCGAGGAGCTGAGACGCTCTCGTACTAAAGACGGAAAATATCCTTTAGCTCGTACTAAATTCGAGGTAGTCGAGGTTATGATTATTAAGACTAGTTACAAAACTTTAAAAGGTCGTAAGTAATGAAAATTCAATCTAAAATAAACGCATACTCCGGTATGCGTTTTTACAAAGAAAACGGAGGACAAAATATTACTGAAAATGTGAAAAGCGGTAAAACAGTCTTATTTAAAGAAAAATCCGAGGCGGATAAATTCGCTAGACAAAAAAGATCCTACGTAGAGGGAGTACGATATACTGACGCCGAAACTAAACATAAAAAGACCAAAATCTACGGCTATGGGGTACCGGCATAAAGAACAAGTTAAACAAGCGTACAGAGCTATTAAAATTATTTTATTGGCTTGGGTTTTAATGATTGCTTTTATATTTTTCCTTTTTACGCTAATGGAGATTTATATCTATATGAATGAATTAAATTAAATTTCAAAAATCAATATTATGAGTAGTACAAAAATTTTTTTATTAGTAGACGGATTATTATTTTTAGTCCTATTGTTTTTCGTAATTAGAAACGGTATCCGAGGAGTAAAACTAACTAAAGCTATGGATCATTTTAAAGCTCCGGAAATACCCGGAGACGTTTTAACTACGGAGGAGATAGTCGATACTATAGAATTTACTCAGGACTATAGTAAAAATTTAAAACTACATAACGCTTTACAAAAAGACGAGGATTTTTATATACTAGAAGTCGCTAAAGTTTTAGCCGCGGAGCTTGTTAAAAATAAAGCTGTAGACATAGAATTTATACAAGGAGTCGAGAGAGATACAATAAAAGGAAAAATTAAATACGTTGTTAAAGTTTAATTTCCTACCTTTAATACCCTTAATTTATTAACCAATAAATTTTACAGTAATGAATAATATAACCTTTCAGTACTACCCGGCTAAAGTAGATACTACTAAGCCTCTAGGCTTTGTTACGCTAGCCGAGTTTATAACCGCTATTAAAAATCCGTCCGACAATATTAAAGAGATTTTTAAGCAAATAGCAGCCGCAGAAAAAGCCGGAGATATGAAAACTAAGGCAGCTCTAAAGCAAAATAATCTATTTTATTTTACTCCCTGTATACACTCGAACGGAAAAACGAGAGGGTATAAAGATATAGAAAAGTTTACCGGACTGGCTGTTTTAGATTTTGACCATATCGACCACGCGGACGAGTTTAAAGAGTATATTTTTAATACTTATAAATTTGTATCCGTCTGCTTTTTGTCAGCATCAAAACGCGGAATAAAAGTTTTAATTAAAATCCCAGTAGTAAAATCTGTAGTAGAGTTTAAGGAATTTTTTTACGGACTAGGCGTTATTTTTGAAAGGTATAAAGGTTTCGACGGGACTACTCAAAACTGCGTACTCCCTCTTTTTTTAAGTTATGACGCTGAGTTATTGCACCGGGAGAAACCTACGACTTTTAAAGGTAGAGGTATAAAGCTCGACGCGTTTAAAGAAAATACGACGGTAGATATTAAGAATATCGTTATAGACTCAGAGGACAGTAAACGAGTCTACGCCAATATAGAAAAATCATTTAATAATATCGTTAGCGACGGTCATCCTCAGGTAATTAGCGCGTGCGTTTCTCTCGGGGGCTATGTTGCCTCCGGCTATGTCTCCGAGGCGGAGGCTCAGACTTGGGTTAGTAATTTTATCAGGAGTAACGGTTATCTTAAAAAAGGTATCTCCGGATATATTAAAACCTCAGTAACAGCAATTAAAACCGGTATGGGCTCTCCGTTAATTCTTACTAAATCTTAAATACTTATGATTGATAATAGCAAATTTTTAAAAGAGGATTTTTTTATAGGAAAGTATTTAGATATTGACGCTAAAGAGGAGGTAAAAAAGGAGGCTAAAGCCGAGGTAGTCTCAGAAAATAAAAAATCTTGGAAAGATATTTACGGGTTTATACATCAAGTAAACCGCTCTGGTAGACCTTGGACGAGTGCCGACGTAATTAATATGTGTGAAATACATTTAGTATCTGAGAAAAAAGTAAAGGCAGCTTTCGAGAAAATATTTAAAGAGAATAAGGACGAGTACGGTATTGTAGATAAACCCGAAATTTATAAGGTCGAGGTATGGCTTAAAAAAAACTGGGACTTTGCAGAGAATGAAATAACTCAGGTTACTGAAATTAAAGAGAAAAAAGATAAAATTTTCGAGCCTCTTAATGTAGACTCAATCTATAGAAAATTACAGCACGTTAATTTTAAATTTCCTTTCGATAAATTAAAGAGTCTTTTTAAATCCGATTTCGTAGAAAAATATAATCCTTTTATAGATTATTTTGAGAGCCTGGATCCTTGGGACGGTAAAACCGATTACATAACAGAGCTAGCTAATTACGCTCAGGTAGAGGATCAGGATTTTTATGTAACTCAATTTAAAAAAGCTCTCGTACGTTGTATAGGTTGCGGTCTATATAATAAAGAAAATCGTATTGTTTTCGTTTTTGTAGGAGAAAAGCAGAGCACCGGTAAAAGTACTTTTATACGTTTCCTTAATCCTTTCGGAGCTAAATATTATACAGAGGCTCCGCTCCATAATAATAAAGACTCTAGTTTTTCTCTAGCTGAAAATTTCATATACAATTTAGAGGAGCTCGCTAGTCTCTCAAATATCGACGTTAATAGATTAAAAAGTATTATATCTATGGCAAGTATTAAGGAGAGAAAAGCCTACGCTCGGGACGTAGTAGAACAGCCCCGGAGGGTTAATTTTTTCGCGTCTACTAATAAGAACGAATTTTTAACAGATACCGAGAATACGCGTTGGCTTTGTTTTAACTTGGAGTCTATGGACTGGGGCTACTCCAAAAAAGTAGATATAAATAAAGTTTGGGCTCAGGCTTTTGCACTTTATAAAGATCCAAAATTTAGCGACCAATTAACAAAAGAGGAGGCAGAGTTTCGAGATAAAAAGAATAAAGGTTATGAGATTAACGATTACGAAAAGGAGCTAATAAAGCGATATTTTCAAGTCTGCGAACCGTCAGAGGGAGCGTTTTTTTCTAACGCGGATATACTCGAAATTCTACAGGCTGACGGTACAAAAAATTTAAACTCTAGATTTATAGGTAAAAACATGGTACAGCTCGGTTTTGAGCGCGGATTACGTAAAATAAATAATCATCCAGTACGCGGATATTTCGCAAAAAGAACGACCGAGGATTATAAAACGGAGGAAATTAAAACTAAAAAAGGTAAAAAGCCATTTTAAAAAGTTACGTTAGAAAATGCTAATGTAACCAAATAACAGCCGGGTTACATTAAAAGTTACATTATAAGGATAGTTAATGTAACCTATAACTAACTAAAAACCAATATATTAAACTATGGTTACATCAGTTACATTAAAAATGACAAAACGGAAGGATTACAACGTACGCACTATATATACTACTATATATAATAATAATATTAAAGTTGCTATATTTAATGTAACTAATGTAACCGCCTTGTATCTTATTGTAAATCAACTAATTACAGGTTACATCATTAATGTAACCTTAATGTAACTAATGTAACCCTAATCATAAAAACTATATAAAATGTTTAAAAACAGCGAGTTAACGGAGTCAGAGGCAAAAATTCAAGCGGATAGCTATACTTGGTTTCATAATACTTACCCTCATCTACGCGGATTACTTTACCACGTACCGAACGGGGAGAAAAGAGAGCCAATCGTAGCGAAAAAATTACAGGCTATGGGGGTAGTACCGGGAGTCCCGGATATGCCTTTTCACTATAGAGGTAAAACTCATTTTTTTGAGTTTAAAAAACCTAAAACAGGGAAAGCCTCAGACGCTCAGAAAAAAGTACATAAAGCTTTAGAGGATCAGGATTTTTTAATTTGGATGCCTGAGAGTGTAGAGGAGTTTCAAAAAGTAATTAAAAATATAATTGAAATTAAAAATCCGCTTTTTACAAATGGAGTTACAAAAGAGGATTATTATTATAGACATAAAATTTTTGATTATCTTTATAACCTCGGGGACGCCGAGCTAGTATTAATAAATGATATTTGCGAGGAGGATACCCAACAGAGATTTATAAATATAATTAGCGAGTTTATGAATGAAAACTACGACTCTCTCTCTAAGTTTTCAATATTATTTACTCCTGATTTTAAAGCTTTCTATAAAAAATTAGACGGCTCAGACAGAGAGATAATTTATAAAGGGAGTAGTATAGTACAGAATTACTAAAGTAGTTATTAATAGTTAATTATGCCAGTAGGAAAAAAATACGGAGGACGTCAAAAAGGAACCGAGAACAAAGTAACTAAAGATATTAGAGCTATGTTTAAATCTTTGGTAGAGAATAATTTAGAAGATTTACAGGACGACATAGATAAATTAAAAGGGACTGAGCGCGTAAAGTATACGCTCGAAATGGCTAAATTTTGTATACCTACTTTAAAATCTGTAGATTATAAAGGAGACGTAGAGGTAACGGCTAAACGTCGTATAACTTTCGTCGATAAATCTAAAGCTCCTCAGGAGCCTATAGTAATTATTAAAGATAAACCGGAGGAGGATTTTATACCTCCCAGTAATGAGCCAATATTTTAAGTATGGAGGAGGAGGACGTAATATTTTCGGATAAATATTTACCGCTTTTCAATTTACTAGAGGAGGATAACCCGGCTTTAAAAGAAGTCGATACCGTTTTAATATCAGGAGGGAGAGACTCCGGTAAAACTTTCGGCTTAGGTTGTTTCGTTGGTACCGCTGCCTCAGATTTTAACCATAGGATTTTATATACTCGTCAGACTATGGCTAGTACTTCTAACTCAATTACTAAAGCTTTAAAATTACGTCTCGAACTTCTAGGGCTCGATACCGATTTTGTTTTCGCTAATAACGAGTACAGCTCTAAAACGTGCGACGGTTGTATCTCGATTACCGGACAAAAGACGAGCACCGGGACAGATACCGCTAAACTAAAATCTATAGAGAATTACTCTATTTTTGTAACGGACGAGGGGGAGGAGCTCGTAAGCTTTGAGGACTGGAAAAAAATTAAAAGATCTATTAGAGCTCAGGACGTACAATGTCTTAGTATAATTTCGTTTAACCCTCCTAGTAAAAGTCATTGGTTATATAAAGAATACTATACAGATATACCGCCGGGGTTTAATGGAATTAAAGGAAACGTTTTATATATTCATACTACATATTTAGACAATGGTAAAGAAAACATGGCTCTCCATAACTGGAACGAATACGAGGAGCTGCGGAAAGCGTACGAGTATTATTTAGCTACTCCTGAGACTGACCGAGATTTATTACCTAGGACAGTTAAAAAAATGTATGAGGAGTATAAAACTACTATTCTCGGAGGTTTCCGCAACGTAGCCGAGGGAGTAATTTTCGAGTACACTATCGGAGAGTATGTAGCTCCGGAGTATGGAGAGGTTATCGGAGCGGATCAGGGCTGGACACACCCTAGCGCATTTGTAAAAATGAATGTAGATAAAAAGCGTAAGCGAGTTTACGCTAAAGAAATATTTTATAAAACCAATTCGACGGAGGGAGATATTTATAATAGTATCGGAGCTGACGTCGGTAATACTCGTATATGGTGCGACAATGCCGCCGCGCTATTCATTAGAAATTTAAAGAATAAAGGACTAAATATTAAGGGCTGCAAAAAACCTAAAATAAAAGATAGTATTTTAGCTATGCTCGGTTACGAGTGGATTATAGATCCAGGATCTACAAATTTACAGACGGAGCTAGATAATTATCGTTGGGCTGACAAAAATAAAGAGGAGCCTATAGACGACTGGAACCACGCTATAGACGGAATGAGATACGGGTTTACTCATAAAATAAATGAGCGCGTACCTCAGCTATTATAAATTTAAAAATCATCATCATGAAAAAACAAAAAGTACAGATTAAGGATTTAAAGAGAAACCATATCCGACAACATTTAAAAATAGTACACCCGTTTTTAAATCGGGAGTTTAGAAAATTGAAAGCTACGGAGCTCGATAGTAAAAAAGTTTTTACGGAGCTTTTCGGGTCTGAGAAATTCGCAGCGTATAAACTCCGCGCTATTTTCGAGTATCAAATGTAAAATTATGAACACTTATTTAACAGCTAATTTAGACGGCTCCTATAATAGCACTCGTATAGAGGCTAGGACATACGCCGAGGCAGAAACTCAGAAACCTGAGGGAGTCCGTATTATAGGAATACTCGTAGCGGAAACGGATTAAAGACTATGAATTTTATTAAAAAGAAAATATATAAATCTAAAAACGATATACCCTACTTTAAATTTTTAGAGTTTTCGGAAATTATCGAGTCCCAGTCTCAGGCGTTTATTATCTCGGAAACGGTTAGGCTTTTTAACCCGGAGAGTATAGAGGATTTTTCTGTAGCAATTAAAACGGAGGCTCCGTTTCGTCCTAACTTTAAATTAGATTTAGATTTTAAAGCTGCCGGTACTTTTATCGACGCGGATACCTTTTATACTGACAAAGAGTATAGAGATTTTTTTAAATTAGTATTAAAGCGTAAATATTTCTTTAAAAAGATTAACTTTGAAAATATAAGTTTAGCGGAGGCGGAGTATATTATAGCTCAATTTTCTCAACTTAAAAACGATCTTAAACAGAGTTACGAGTATTTATATAATCCTCCTATTAGGAATGTAGGTAAAGAAATGAGCCCCGGAGGTTTGGAGCGCGAGGCTTTCGCTGAACATTACGGAGCTTATATAGAAATGATTTACGTACTTTGTAAAGGAGACTTTACAAAATTCGAGGAGGTTGTAGCTTGGGACTTGCACCGGTTTTTATTTCAATCGGAGTATTTAATACGAAAGCGAGATATAGAAAATATAAAATAGTTTAAATTATGGCTAACGAAATATCTAGGATTAACAAATTTATAACGGACGAGTATAATAAAAACGAGCTCGTTAATACTATCTCGGTAGTACCAACTTTACAGCTCGATTTAAACAAAGAAAATATTTATCCTCTCGTAAATATTGATATGACTAATACGGAAATAGAGGAGCAAGTAATTACAGTTTATTTTACTATGACAATTCTACAGCAGAGAGATACGCGCCCGGTTAAAACGGACTCTAAATTATTATTAGACGACAATTATATAGATAATATTAACGAGACTAACTCTATAGCTCAGAGATTTATAAACGTATTACTTACGCAAAATAACGAGGAGCTAATAGAAATAGATACGCTTTCCAATTTGAAAATATTAAAGAAATGGAAAGGCGGAAAGCTAGACGGAGTACAATTTACCATACAATTAACAATACCAAACAGAGGGGAAAGCTGTTAGATTATGCCGTTAACGGAGCTAGAAATACGAGCTATAGGAGCTAAGATAGTACAAAAGTCTAAACGAGAGGCTCGGGTAGATACTGGGGCTCTTAAAAGGTCGATTTCTTTTTCCTATGTTCGTAAGATAATGATATTTAGGGAAATGTATTACGGTCAGTACGGGACTAACTCTAATCTAGAGAAAAACGCTATAGCTATGGTACCGAACGGGGTACAATGGAAATTAATACGTACAGCTTTCGGAGGTAATACTCAGGAAATAGGGAGGACTAGGAACGGTCGAGCGACTCAGAGGACTATATTAAAAGGTTTAAATCGAGGAGCTAGTAATAATATAAAAGCTTTGATAGCTCGTAATAAGGCTAAAAAAGCTAAAGAGGCTTTAGAAAATGGCGAAAAGACGTAGTAGAGCACAAATAGACGCGGACGCTATTATAAAAAAGGAGCTTAACGAGTTAGGCGAGAAAATTTATAATCAAGCTGTTAGAACTTCTCGGAGAGATACCGGGGTTTTACAGGATACCCAAAACTACATGGTTAAACCTGATACAGTTTTAACGGTTGCTCAGGTTTATTACGGTCAATGGAATTACCCGGCAGGCGTAACTAGCGGAGAAAAAAACGCTTTACTAATTGCAGTAAAAGAACATTTACCGGAGTCTACTAAAATTATAGTAACCGAGATTACAGACGAACTATTAAAAAATTTTAAATAAAAATGGCAGCACCGACTACATTACCAATAGGAGACAGAACTAAAATAGATAACGAGGAGCAAATAACTTTTATTAACTCTCCTGTACATTTAAGATTACAAAACGACACTACAGACAGCTCTATTATATCTGTAGCGGTTTATCTTTGGATATGGAACGGAGCCCAAAATACCGCACTCGGAAAGCCTAACTTTACGTTAGAAAAAACTAAAGTAAGCGTTAACGACGACTATATTAATTTACAGATAGCGGATTTAATAAAGTCTTATTTAGAAAACCCTTTAAACGCTCCTAATACTTTTCAGCCTAATTTTTATTACAATGAAGTAGACGCCCCGGCTATAACAGGACAGGGGGTTTTTTGGCAGATAGTAACGGACATAACCTCCGCAGCCGGGACGGTTAGAAAAAACTACGATACTAATTTCGCTACTCTCGGTTATCGTTGGAACTACGAGCAAAATATCGGAGTCGGTAATAATGGATTAACGCCTAACGGCTCTCTAGGATTTACCGAAACGGTTAATAAATGGTATAACCCTAAAATACATCATTATATTACTCAGGCGTTTAATTTAACTAACGAGATAGCAGACGCGACCTCCGCTAATATGATTACTCAGACGGAAGTAACGCCTCCTCCTAATTGGAGTAGATGCTCTAGGGATCCGTCTCTAATTGTGTTTTTAAATAAGCTCGGACTATGGGAAATGTTTACACCTCATGGAAAATTTACCGCTAGTACTGGGGTAGATTTCGAGACGTCTAGTATATCGTATAGGGATCCGTCTAGAGTAGATAATTCTTTTTTTCATTCTAAGCAGCGCGGAGCTATAGACGTTACTCAGTCTTACGTAATTAATACCGGCTCGTTAACGGAGGATATGGCGGCTACAGTAGAGGAGTTAATTTATAGTCCTCGTATCTATTTAATCAGGTTTCAGGGAGACATACAGACTCCTGAGCGCGTAGGAATAACGGTAGATAGTACGCTCGTAACTGTAGACGACACTACTATAACGGTAGATAATACTCCGGTAGGATTAGAGGACGTAGGGTTTTTTAAGACTAGCCAACAGATACCCGTAATAATTAAAGACTCCGATTTTTTAAGGAAAACGCGAGTAAATGATAAAAACGAGGTTAACTATAATATTATGTTTGAGGAGACAAATAATAAAATTAATAACATTCGATAAATGGCTACTTTAATTACAGAGGTTTATATATCAGTAGACGGAGAGAATTTTACTAAATTAAATTTACATAAGGACGAAAGTATACCTATGCAGTATACGACTAAAGACCTCCAGGATCTAACTAAAATATTTTCTCCTTATTCGTTATCTTTTACGTTTCCGGCAGACTCTAGAAATAGAGCGGCTTTCGGTTTTTTTGGAGATACGGACGTAATAAAGATTAACCCGGATAATAAGTTTAAAACTAAAATCTATACAGACGGTAATATTAATTTACAGGGGTTTATACAGTTAGAGGCTCTCGCATATAAGAACGCCGTACCTACAGATTTTACCGGGAGCTTTTCTACTTCTATGACTAATTTAGCGGCTAGACTTGGGGACGACTTAATCGAGGATTTACCGGAGGAGAGTATCTCTATAGATTGGAAACCTGATAACGTTTACAGCCTACTAACTAGCGCGCGTAGTACTACTATAGACGGAGTACCGTTAAAATATTTCGTCCCTTTAATATCTAGTACTAGAGTTTTAGCGTACTCTCAGGATCAGGAGTCTAGTTTAAAAGATAATGTAGCTTATAACGCTTTTATAGATGCTGACTCAGACAAAACAATTAAAGCCGACGAACTAAGACCCTGTATCTCATTCTCTACGGTTATAGAATTAATTAAGAAAAAATATAATTTAGACGTAGTAGCTCCTTTAGATTTACGTAAAGAATATACGGAGGCGGTTATATGGTGTAACTCGGAGACTATGTTTAACCCTGTAGACTCTTTACTAACTGTTAAAAATCCTTTCGGGAGTTTAAAAAAGAGAGACACTAGAGACGAGGGAGACATACCCGACCCTAAAAAATATACGCCGTCCGTAGATTTAACGGACAGTAGTTTTAAAATACTATCTAGAAACCCTCCTACGAACGACGACAAGTATTATACTCAGTATTGTAATATTAGAGCTCGTTTAAATAATGTAATTATTACAGACCAGTCCGACAGTCCTACGGCTACCGTTAAAATAATTCGTAAAGGTACGGACGAAATATTAGCCTCTAAAAAGTTTGATATTTTAGAGTATGACATGGGAGGTAATTACTTTGAGCTAGATATGCAATTAAACGACGAGTTATTTATAGACTATGAGTTAGAGTTTTTCATGTATGTACAATTCGACCAACCTACTACATGGCAGTATTGCGACTATGAATTTAATTTTAAATACTACGACCCTAGGACTGGATTATTTAGATCCTCTAACAAAGCTACATATTATTATGAGTCGCCTTTTAATTATAACGCTACAGACGTAGGAGGTACTAATATTAATTTATTTAGTAGCCTCCCTAAAATGAAAGTAGTAGATTTTTTAACTTCTTATTTTAAAACTTTTAATATATCTGTTTTCGATACGTCCCCTAACGACGACCGGTTATATTGGTTAACTCCTGAGGATATTAAAACGGAGCTGTTACCTTATTCAAAAGCGACTATAGATTATACTAGATATTTGAACGCTAAGAGATTTAAAAAAGAGGTGCCTAACGATTTTAACTATTACGACTTTAAACACGCTACGAGTAAATACAGATCTAACGTAGATTATTTAGCAGCTCAGGGCTTAGAGTACGGTCAAGTTAAATACCCTTTAGAAAAACCTACGAACCCAGTAGCGTTTATCTTAGAGACTGGATTTACTTTAATGGTGCCCGTACTTTTAAACGGTAGTAACGATATAGTAACTTATTACGGTTTTGACGACGAGGCTCCGGAAATTTTGGAGACTGGGGAGAGTCGATACAGCCCAAACTACGAGGAGCTAACAGTTTTTTATAATGTTGGAAACACTCCGACGGAGGACGTACTAGGATTTCAAAATATTTTTAATAGCGGAGGGTTTAGCTACTTTTTTGACGGGACTACGATAACCTCTCCTTTATCTTCATATATGAAAGTACTACCTATAAACTCAGAAAATAAGACGCTAGCGTTTTCTGTTTTAAAAGAGTTAGGTATCGAGTACCCGGAGAGTTTATATAAGAGATATTACAAAGCTCAGACGGAGCGTTTATTAGATCCTAACGTTTTGTCTCAGGCTTTTGAGTTAGAGTTACCTCCGGACGAGATATATTTAAACGAGGCTACTACGATACAGGGCTCCGGATTAACTCCTAAAGGCTTTAGATTACAAAACGACATTATACTCCGAGAGGATTTATTTAGTATCTTAGACGCTACTATAGATATAACTACAGGAAAAACTAAAATAACCCTTTTAAATTATTAAAATGGCTGAAAAAAACGAGGATATAGAGCAAAAAGTAATTATAAATTACGATACTAACGCCGAGGAGACGGCTAAAGAAGTTAATAAGCTCGACGACTCCATGGAAAACGTGCAGGATACGCAAAAAAAGAGCTTAAAAACTCAGAAAAAAGTATCTAAAGGACGTAAACAAGCTACAAAAGACGTAAAAAATCAAAAGAAAGGGCTAGAGGATTTAGGCGGCGGTATTGGCGGAACTATAAAAGGCTTTAAAGGACTCATAAAAACTATGTGGGCTTTCGTAGCTAACCCTATCGGAGCCGTAATAGCCGCTATAGCCGGAGCTTTGATTATTTTATTTAAAGCTTTTACCTCAACAAAAGGAGGCGCGGAAAAATTCGAGCAAGTTATGGACGGTATCGGAGCTACTATCGACGTACTCCGGGACAGAGTTTTAAAAATTGCTACCGCTATAGGTAAATTTTTCTCAGGAGATTTTAAAGGAGCTGTAGAAGTTGGTAAAGAGGCGGTTTCCGGGTTTGGGGAGGAGGTAGCTAGAGAGTTTCAGATAGCTGCTAACGCTCGTAAGTCTTTACAGGAAGTAGCCGACGCTATGCGAGATTTAGGCGTAACGCGCGCTAAACTTAATAGAGACTTAATAGCTGCTAAAGAAATTATAGAGGGCTCTACAGCCTCGTATACAGAGAAAAAATCCGCTATAGATGAAGTAAGAAAAGCCGAGACAGAACAAACAGAGGCGGAGTTAGCTAACGCCCGTAAGAAATTAGAGGCTATTCAAGCTCAAAACAAACAGAGCGACAGTAGCGCGGAGGCTTTACAAGCTGAGGCGGACGCTAAGATAGCGGTTTACAATTTAGAGGCGGAGTCCGCTAGAAATAGAACTAAATTTATATTATTAGAGGAGAAAGCGGATAACGACGAGAAAGCTCGTAAGCGAGAATTAGCAGCTCAGGCTAAAGAAATAGAGAAACAAAAGGAGGCAGATTTTCAAGCGTATTTAAAACGCGAAAAAATAAAAGAAGAACAGCTAAAAAAGGAGGAGGAGCAAAAAGAAAAGGAACGCCTACAAAGGGAGCAGGATCTAATAGAGCTACAGGAATACGAGGACGAACAGGAGCGTATTATCATGGAGGCGGAGGACAGGCGTATAGAGAATTTACAAAAAGCCGCCGAAAAGGAGAAAGCTATAGAGGAGGCTAAACTAGCTCAGAAAAAAGCCGTACAGGACGCTACGTTTTCTTTACTGGGAGACGGTCTAAACGCTTTAAAAAATATTTTCGGTAAAAATAAGAAAATACAAAAAGGTATTTTAATCGCAGAGAACGCCGTAGCTCTCTCTAAATTAACTATGAATACTATAGAGGCTGTTTCCAAAGATAACGCAGCGAGCCCCTTAACGTTTGGTATGCCTTGGAGTGGAATACATATAGCTCAGGGAGCTATAGGCGCGGCTAATATTATAGCCTCGACCGCCGCCGGATTAAAGGAGTTGGGAGGAGGCTCCGCCGGTACCGCCCCTAATTTAGGCTCTCCTAGAGGAGGAGGATCTAGCGCGGCTCCGTCTGTAGGATTTCAGTCGTCTAGCGAGAACCAAATAGCTACAACGATAGCAGACAATACTAACGATTTACCGCCTCAAAAAGCTTACGTAGTAAGTAAAGAAATTACAACAGCTCAGGAGGGAGACAGAAATAAAGTAGATAGTAATAGTCTCGGTTAAAAAATAATTCATTATATTTAAACTCTAAAAATTAATTTAAACCTTTTAATTATGAAAAAAATTTTATTACTATGTTTATTTTTATTTTCTATAGCCCTCAGTTACGGGGGTAGTTTAACGCCCGAGCCGGCGGAAAACGTAACTATAGAAAATGTTTTATCTTTAGATATAGACGCCGCTATAATTATGGCTAGCCCAGTTATCAGCTACGATATATTTATTAAACAAAATTCTTTAGCCTGTTATAATTATGAAAGAGATATTTTTTATAATGAGCTTAGAAAAAAAACAACTAGGAAACGTCATGCTAAAACGATATATAGGGAGGGCTTGTTACTATTCTCAATTTCAGAATTAAAAAACTCTAACTCTAACGGCTATAGCTTAATTTTAAACAATACGTCCGGGGGTTTATCTGAGATACGGAGTTAAACTATTACTTAGTAAGAAAAAAGAGCATATTTTAACGATATGCTTTTTTTATTGGCTTAAATTAATTACATTTACTATGCTTTTAAGGATTTCATATAGATTTATTGGTTAATTTATTGTTTAAAATCCGTTAGTTTTCGGAAATTCTAACGGATTTTTTTCGTATACGAGATTTATTAAAAAAAAATTACTACATTTACTACATGAAAGTTTACGAACTTAAATTACAAAAAGGCGGTAAAGGAGTTTTTAAAGTCTCTTTAGTTAAAAATCCGGCTATAGAGAGTACTCTTTTAAAGTTTTCTAAAGAGTCTGAGGAGGTTTTAACCTTTGCCGACGAGGAGAAACGTATTATCTACTCCGTAGCTATGCGTCCTAACAAAATGATTTTTAGAAAAGACGTAAACGGAGAGCCGGCTAACGTATATTATACTCCCGAAACTGTAGAGGAGGCTCAAATCAATTATTTTAGAAATAACGGAAACAAGTCTACGAACTTGAACCACGCCGACAACGATATTAAAGGGGTTTTTCCTTTTGAGAGTTGGATAGTAAAAGACGCTAAGACCGACAAAGCTACTCTTATGGGTATGGAGGTTATAGACGGGGACTGGGTCATGGGTTATAAAATAGATAACTCCGAGGTTTGGGACAAATATATAAAAGAGGGTAAGCTCGACGGCTTATCTATAGAGGCTACTAATTTAGAACACATTTTTAAAAAAGATACAAAAATGAATAAAACAGAAAAAACACTTTTAGCTAAATTTCTAGAGAGCATTACTAAAATGGGCTCAGATCTTTTAAATCCGACTATAGAAATTATGTCCGGAGAGAAAAAATTTACTGCCCCTAATTTAGAGGTAGGTGCTATCGTTTTAGATGCTGACGGGAAACCGGCTATTAATTTAGTTTTTGAGGCTGACGAAAAGGAAATGAAAACCGGAGAAAACGGAGAAATTTTAGAGGCAGCCGAACCGCCTAAGCCTGAGCCTACAGAAAAGGAAAAGGAACTTTTAGCAAAGGTAGCCGAGCTAGAGGGGGTTATCGCTACTTTAAAAGCGGATAAAGTAAAAGAGGACGAAAGTTTAGAAACTATGACCGCTCAGGTTGTAGAGGCTAAAGAAAACTTAGCAGCTTTACAAGTTGAAAAGGATACTGTAGACGCGACTGTAGTAACTATGACGGCTCAGATTACCGAGCTTAAAAAGAAAACTCCGGGAGCTCCTCCAATACCTCCGACTCCTAAAGCTGATAAACATTTTTCGGAAAAACCTTACGCAGAAATGAGTAACGTAGAGAAAATGAAGTTTAACAGAGATTATAGAAAATAACCAAAAATTTATATTATGTCAGGTAAAAAAGAAGTAAAAAAAGAAACTCCGGCGCAAATTCAAGCGAAAAAAAACGCCGCAGAAATAAAAGCTAACGGATTTTTAAATCCATTTAGCCCGGGAGTAACTTATAAAGCGTATTTAGCTACGTTAAAAAAAGATGAAACCGTAGCGGAGAATTTAAAAGATAAAATTTCTCCGGCTAAATTAAAATGGCTGTTAAATGATTTACAAAATTTAAAAAACTAAAAAGATATGCCTATTATTTTTTCGGGGACTAAATTACCCCAATCAGAAATTAAAGAAATTCAATCCGAAATTTACGCGGACTGGGGGACTTTCAGAGAGAGAGACGTAAATATACAAGAAAACCACAAATCAGGGACAGAGGTTTACGAGAGTAAAGTTACTGTAGCTAATAAAGCTTACTCTAGCGACGCGGTAACGTCTGACGCTAACGCTAAGGCTGAGGTAGATAGATCTGCGGTTAACTTAGTTAAAACTATGTTTTCTGACGTTATAGATTATAACGTTTTACTAGATACTCGTTTCGAGAAGTCTATGAAACAAGGAGCTTTTAATACTGTATCAACTGAGTTTGATAATGCAGTATTACAGTACATTACTCCGGCAATATCTGAGGATATGGAGGAAATGACATGGGACGGAGCTACAACAGCTCAAAAAGCTGCTATTGCTGCTTTAACTCCGGGAGCCGGACAGGGTAGTATATCCGCAGCCGCTCAGGTTTTAGTCGCGGCTATGCCTACTAGATTAGTAAACAGTTTACCGGCTACTATTCTATATAACGACTCTCAGTCTAAAGACACTCCGGGAGCCGGATTAGGAGACTACAAAAAAGTAGCTGCTACAGCTTACGACGCTACAACAATAGCGGACGAGTACGCGAAAATGTTTAACGGTATCGAGCCTAAAGTATTGGCGGATAAATTAAATCCTCCATGTATCTATGCTCCATTAGCTGACCGTCAGTTAATGCTAACAGCGAATAACTCAAAAGGAGCGGCTAGTAACCAAAACTTTTTATTCGCGGACAAAACGTTACATAGTAAATGTTACTATAACGGTATCGAGGTTAAATTTAAGCCTTTAGTAGGTTTCCATATTATTAGCCCGGCAAAATATTTAATTTTATTGTTTGATTTAATCAACGATATGAATATTTTAGAAACTGGGAAAGTAGCTAACGGAGCGGATCAGTATTACTATAAAAATGTACAGGCTTTCGCTACTTGGTGTACAAACCAAAGGTACATTACTCTTTACGGAGGATAGAAAAAAAGTATTAATTTAACCTCTCTATTTTATAGGGAGGTTATTTAAAAAAAATATTATATATGAGTTGCGTAACTTTGACAAAAAGTAGAAAATTAAACTGTATTTCCAAAATGCCCGGCGTTAGAGCTGTAGGTATAGGACAGTTTGACTCTCTTACTAGATTAGTAAAAACTCCTGAGGGAGTTATAGACGTCGCTACAGCTTTCGGAGCTACTACTATAGCGCGTTTTGAGTTAAAAAATACTACTACGAATTACATAGAAAACGGAGTATCAGGAGGAGACAATAGATCTACAGGAGTTACGGGTAACGTACCATGTATTTTTAATGTACCTGAGGGAGCCGACGCGGAATTAAACGCGGTAGTAGAGGAGCTATTAAAAGGAGAGGTAGTTTTATTTTTAGAAATGAACGACGGTACTATTAAAGCCGCCGGATCTCAGTTAGGAGCGTTAGCTATTACAGCGGACGACCAAACAGGAGGTACTATCGGGGATTTAAACGGATATACCGTTACTTTTAATACTATGGAGCCTGATTTTTCAAGGGGTTACATATTATCAGGGCAAGCCTTAACGGATTACGCCGCGGCGTTAATGCCTTACACATAAGAAACTAGAATAAAATAAATCAAAAAAGCCGTTTTAATTAATGGCTTTTTTTGTAATTTTAAAAAATGAAAGTACTTTTTTTAGATGCTGCTTTAGATTTATACCTCATACCTAGAGTTTATCCATTACTTACGGATACTTTAACGTTAACACTACGTAACGAAAGCTCTAACGAAACTATTACCCCGGCGGTTACATTCGTTTTAGGGGAAAAATTAAAAGTAACTATTACTACTCAGCCTACAGATTTTAAAACTCAGAATAAATATGAGTTAGAATTAAAAAACGGAACGAGCGTTATATACCGCGGAAAAATTATTATCTTAGCGCAAGGTACTGACGTACAGAATTACGAGTATAGCTCTCAACCTAACGCGAAATATGGATACAAATAAGAATGAAGTACACATTTTTAGGAATGAAGTAGATAAACACTCCGCTTTTCAGCCTATTGATATTAGACCTAGGTTCGGTCAGGATTGGGTATTAAATGGGGTTAATAATTGTAATTTTAAAACCTATCGAGACGCCTACGACGACTCTCCTACAAACCAATCTATTATTAACGCTTTTGTTAATTACATTTACGGAGAGGGTTTAATAGATACCTCCCAGGATCCAAAAGATTTAACGATATATATTTCTGACGAGGACGTTTTATTAATGGTACAAGATTATAAAACGTACGGAGGCTACGCCGGTCAGGTAGTTTGGGACTCTAACGAGCTCGATAAAAAGCCTTTAAAAATTGAGTATATGCCTATCTATAAATTAGGCGTAAATTACATTTATGAAACAGCCGTAATAGACGGATACTGGTATAGTTGGGACTGGACTAGACGTTTTACCTATAGACCGAAATTATATCCAGTATTTACAGGAACTTATAAAGGAAACGATTTAGAGCTGTTAGTTGTTAGACGACCTACAGCGGAGCCGTTTTTTCCTATACCGGATTATTTATCGGGTATACCATGGGCTCAGGTAGAGGGACAGTTAGGTAATGCCGGTAAAAATCACTTTTTAAATGCTATGTCGGATATAACTGTAGTTAACTATAATCAGGGTAGACAAGAAACCCCGGAGTTAGCTAGACAGGAGGCGGCTAAAGTTAGAGGTAAAGTAGTCGGTACGGAAAACCAAAGCGCGGTTATAGTTTCTTTTAATGATAGCGCGGACGAGGCTGTAGTCGTTGATAAAGTATCTCCTCCGGAGTTGAACCAACAAAATGTATTTTACTCAGAGGAGGCAGAGCGTAAATTAATCGTAGCTCATTCTGCGCCGCCTATATTATTTAGCGGATCTAACGCCGGGAACGGATTTAGCTCTAACGCGGACGAGATTAAAGTAGCTACTAACTCTTTATATAGACGACATATAAACCCTAACAGGAATGTAATTTTAAAGGGTTTAAATTCTGTATTTAGTTTAATAGATAGTAGTATTAAATTAGACTTTGCAGATTTTGAGGAGGAGGATTTAGAAAATAAAGAGGAGGAGGTCGTAGAGATTACTCCGGAGCAAAAGTTTAATTTTTTCCAAAAAATGTTTAAATAATGATTACTTTACTTTTAAACGAAAACGATATACCGTCTCTAACTGCTTTTAGCGGTAACATAGACGCGGATAGTCTCAAACCTCACATTTATACAGCTCAGACTAACGATATTAAGCGTATTTTAGGAGCTGCCTTATACGATAAAATAGTCGCGGATTATAAATCGGATAGTTTAGCCGGAAATTATAAAACAATTTACGAGGATTACGTCGTAAATATGCTAGTCTATTTCTCCTGTACTTACTATATGAGTTTCGGAGGATATAAAACTACTAATAACGGTATACATAAACCTACTTTCGACGGCGGACAGACCGTAGATTATAAAGAGGTTAATAATTTAATAGGTCGTTATAGACAATTAGCTAATAATTTAGAGCTACAGTTTTACGACTATATGAAAACTGTAGAGGTGCCGGAGTACACTCGTACCCAAACAGACGAGAATAATAATAATCCTGTAATACCTTGGTATTAAAATTTTAATATATGGCTCAAAAATTTATTAATACTTCAACGCCTAACGACGGGTTAGGGGACGCTTTAAGAGACGCATTTAACGACACTAACGCAAACTTTACGGAGCTTTACTCTATTAAAGTAGATAAAGTACCGGGACAGGGTTTATCTGACAATAATTTAACGGACGAGCTCGTCGCTAAGATATTGAGTAATGAAGAAAACGCTCAGGAAAATATACAAAGCGATTGGTTACAAAATGACAATACAGAGGACGACTATATTAAAAATAAACCTACGTCCGTAGATTTTGATATTAATTACCCTGTAATGTTGTCTTTTGATTTTCCGAAAAATAATAAAAATGTTATTAACGGACTGCATGGGTCTTTATTAATTAATAACTCAGAGGACGGTATAGTATTAAATCCTACTACAGATATAACCGGAGACGGAGGAGTATCTAAGGTATTAGCGGCTGTTTTAGCCGGGACTGACGTAACAGGGAGCTTTACTATTACTGGGACGTCTGTAGACAGAGAGACAGGCGTAGAAACTGTAGGAGATAGCGAGGTAGTAGCTGTAGACGGTTTGTCTACAGGGAGTACGACTCCAGACGCTAACGGAAACCCGGTTTATAGTTATGATAATACCTATATCTCGTCTAAATGGTGGAAAGGTACGCTAGTATTTTCTACTACTGATTTAGATATAACGGAGGTACGTTTTGCTCAGATAGCTTTTGAACAGTTTAACGATAGCGATTTAATAAATATAGAGACTCTAGACGCTACCTATATAATAGATAATAACGACGCCGAGTTAGACGCTTATTTATACGCTGTAGAAGTTGACGAGGATAATAAATGTAGCGTTAGCGTAATATCTGAGCTGCATCATGAAAGCGGATTACTAGCAGATAATAGCTATAGACGCCGTAAAGGAGGTATTAATAAAGTATTAAACGGAAACCGTAGCGGAGTTTTTGTCGATTTATTCATGGCTCCGTTAACTAAAGAGTACTTTACGAGCTTTGTTTTAAAAGTTTGGGGTACTGTAGCGAGCACAGGACAGGTCTATATTAATAATACGTCTAATACTGATACGATTACATACGGAGAAACTTTAGCCGCTGGAGATATTGTTTATTTAGCTCCTAACGGTAAATATTATAAAGCAGATAATACAGACGTATCTACGTCTACTACTCAAATAAGACTAATTTTAGAGGGAGGTCTAGCCGACGACTCTAAGACGGCTTTAGTAAAAGGTAAATATTCAGTAACAGGATTAACAGCCGGTAACGAATATCTAGGAATTAACGGAGGTATAACCTCGACTCCTCCTACAGGAGCGTCCGAGGTTGTTAGAATTTTATCGACAGCTATATCCACTAACGAGAGGTATTTTAATCCGGACGTTACCTGGATCTCAGGAGACGGAGCTATAATTAACGGAGTAAACGTTAGTCCGGAGTCAGACGTAACACTCTCCGACGCTTGGAGCGTAGGAGGTTTAGACGTTAGAGCCTACGCTACTAACGCTCCTATATTAGATCAGTTTTATACTGGGGCAGCTCAAACTATAACAGTGAATCCGGCTCCTACGACTGTAGATTACCTCAGATACATAGCTATAGTTATGGACGTTAACGGTATTATTACCGCTCAGGACGGAGCAGAGGGTACGGCTGTTTTACCTCCGGCGGTAGATTTGGATAACTATTACTTAATTAGGTATTTATTAATTTCTTACGGAGATACAGAGCCAACAGACGAGGACGGAAACCCTACGACTACGTATAATATACTTTATGACGAAAACGGAACGGAAGCCGGAGGAGAGAGTAACGTGACTGTAAATAATGCAGCGATAACCATAAACGAGCCGGCGTCTCCATTTGGAGGAGTAGGTATCCGCGGTATAAATGTACCGAGATACGGCGCGTATATGTATTTTACATATACTACTAAAAAATTATTTTCAGCTCTTACAGGATTACGATTTAATTTTAAATTAGATACAGCAAACCGTAGAAATAGAATTTATATTTATTTTTATAACGGTACTGTTAGAGTCGGTAAAGTTTTATTAAGAGACGGAGATTACGGTTTTACCC